AGGTTCGTGCTATCAATACGGCACAAAAGGGAAAAAGTATTGTGGTCGAGGAGCAAAAGCGAAAGCGGCGAGACAAGGAAGAGCGATAAAAGCTAATCAGGGTCGACGCAAAAAGCGATAATCGTGGTATACTGTGTATTATTGGGTAAATTGAAAATCGTATGTCAGAAAATATCATTCTTGATTATTTGAAACATATCGTGCATGGACTTGTCACAAAACCAGATGAGTGTCTAATTGAAGAAAAACAAGATAGGATGGGCGTGTTGTTTACCATTACGCCAGCACCGGAAGACTCAGGAAAATTGCTAGGACGCAAAGCTGAGACGATCGGTGCTATTCGTCGTCTTATTAGGCAAAAAGGTTTCTTGCATAATGCGCGAGTTTCCATCAAAATAAATATCAAAAAATGATGCGCAAGCAAATAATCGCACATTGTCCCTATGTATCATGTGGGAAGATAATTTTTAAAGAAGCACGTATTGAATTTGCAGATACAGCAAACGTATTAGAAATGAAGACACTATGTCCTCACTGTCGAGGAATGGTTAAAATTAGAATTGGCGTAAATATAGAAACGTCAGCAACTAGAGAATTATGATAAAAAAATTGAATCTATCAGATGAAAGTGATGTTCGTGAACGAATTGCGAATGGTATTAAAAAGATGGAGCAACTTGTCGGCATGACACTTGGTCCCAATGGGCGTTCGGTTCTTATTGAACGTGGTGTTGGCGAACCGCTTATCGTTGACGATGGACGACGTGTTGCAGAGAACATCAAACTTGATGACCCTATCGAGCAGTTGGCTGTTCGTATTGCGTATGGTGTTACCCGTAAAACAGACGAAAAAGCGGGAGACGGAACAACAACATCCCTTATTATGACAAATGCAATTCTCCAAGACATTAACCGCAATCATATTGCACTAGGTGGAATTGGCGCAGGGGCAAATGTAAACGAACTTGACCAAAAGATCCAAGAGGCAAAGATTGCTGTAATGGAAATGCTTGACAAAAAGACCAAGAAAATTACTACCGAGAAGCAACTTATTGATGTTGCAACAGTTTCAGTAGGAGATCCAAAACTCGGCGAAATCATTGGAAAGATGTACTGGAAACTTGGACGAGATGGACATATTACCATTGAGTTCAATCTTATTACTGAAGAAACTGAGACAGAGGTTGTTCCTGGCTATCGTTTCCTCGGAGGACGTGCAGCAAGTTGGATGATGAATGACATTCTCCGTGGAGTATGGTCAGCAGTAGATGCTGATGTCCTCATAGCAAACCATAAGATAACAGACTTTTCAGAACTTCAGCCAATTGCAAATATTGTAGCAAACAAGGGGAAGAATTATCTTGTAGTTGTAGCAAAGTCATTCTCGGAATCTGTTATCAAGTGGGCATTTACCAACGGAACACGAGAGAAGAATCCATTCCTAATTGTATGCGTTCGTGCTCCTGGACAAGTTGAAGAAGCATTTAAAGACATGGCAATCTTTACGGGCGGTAAGTACTTTAGTCCTGAAGAAGACTTGTCATCTGCTACAAAGCAAGACCTCGGTCACGTACATAGCGTAGAAGTATCAGAAGACACCTGTATCTTTGTAGAAGGAAAGGGAAGCGAGAAAGATGTCAAAAAGCGAATCAAGGAAGTGCAAGAAGAAGCAAAAAAGCAGAAGGTTGCACAATTCAAGCAGTCACGTCTTGAACGAGCGTCTGCACTTTCAGGAGGTGTGGGAGTTATTAGAATTGGCGCACCAACCGATGAAGAGCGAAACTGGTTAAAGCACAAGATCGAGGACGCAAAGCACGCAACAAAGCACGCATTCCAAAACGGCGTAGTAGCAGGAGGTGGAAAGACTCTCAAGGAAATTTCAGAAGCACTTCCTGATGATAACATCCTCAAACAAGCATTACTTGCACCATACGAAAAACTTAAAGCGAACGCAGCAGGTAAGTTTTCTATTCCAGCATATGTAGTCGACCCTGTTGTAGTAGAGAAGGCAGCAATCGAGCACGCATGTTCTGCTGTATCAAAACTTATTAGAATTGGAGGCGCTGTAGCAATGAAACCACGACCGGAAGTAGATGAATCATTCAAGGCATTACTAAGTAATTCAGAAGAACATGGAGAATAAAGAACGAGACATAATCAGCGAACGGGTATTTCGTGATGAGGGAATGAGAATCATCGAAGAAATGGCAAAACTGGAAATTGATATATCTATCCTTGAACGCCAAGACCCAAACGCAGTAATTGCAAGACGTAATAGAAAAGGAAAAAACGGTGCAACAGAATCTGTTATCATTACTGCACAAGAAATGCTTGCAAAATATCGAAATGATATGGAGGGACACAATGAGCGCCTTAAAGCAGTTACTAAATTACAGGTCGAAAGATTTAACAAATTAAACAAGGATTCAAAAAGTAAAGATTAGACCATACTTTTGAATGTTAATCAATATATTCATATGGCACGCGGAGGAAAACGAAAAGGAGCCGGAAGGAAAGTAGGCTCTGTAAAAAAACCAAGGATTGCGGATTACCTAACTCCCGAGGAGATTGAGGAGATCGTTGAGAACGCAAAACAGAAAGCAAAAGATGGGGACGCAACAGTCCTTAAACTTCTTATTGAACAAATCTTCGGACGCGCACCACAATCTATAGATTTGGGGAATAAAAATGGGGAGCCGCTTAAGATTACATGGCAGAAATAGTAATACCATACAAACCACGAGAATGGACACGCGATGTCCATGAAAGCGAAGGGCGATGGAAAGTAATCGTTTGTCATAGGCGTGCAGGTAAAACAGTTTCTGCACTTAACCATTTGCAAAGAGATGCTCTACAAACACCAAACTCGCGGTTTGCGTATATTGCTCCAACATACAGACAAGCAAAGAATGTTGCATGGGACTTAATTAAGTTTTATGCGCGCCCCATACCTGATGTAAGTTTCAACGAAGCAGAGCTTCGAGTTGACTATCCGAACGGAGCAAGAATTACACTATATGGAGCAGATAACCCAGATGCACTTCGAGGAATTGGTCTTTGGGGTGTTGTATTCGATGAATATTCGCAACAGCCGTCCAACATCTTTTCCGAGATTATCCGACCAGCGCTTGCAGACCATGAAGGATATGCAATATGGATTGGAACACCAAAAGGGAAGAACGACTTTTATCACCTATTTGAACATGCAAAGCAAACAGAAAACTGGCTTGCAATACTTAAAACCGTAGACGACACAGGAGAAATTCCCGAATCGGAGTTGCAGGATGCTCGTTGTACAATGACAGAGGATGAATATCAGCAAGAGTTTTATTGCTCGTTTGAAGCTGCAATACAGGGTGCATATTACTCAAAGGAACTTGCACGGGCACGTGAAGAGAAAAGAATTACCAACGTTCCTTACCAAGAAAATGCTCTTGTGCATACATGGTGGGATTTGGGGGTTGGTGATAGTACATCAATAGGATTCTTCCAACAAATAGGCACGGGGTGGGCAATGATAGATTATTACGAAGCATCCGGCGAGGGGTTGTCTCATTACGTCCAGGTCTTAAAAGAAAAGAAATATATATACGGGGAGCACTATGCCCCGCATGATATTCAAGTACGAAATCTTGGAGAAACAGCAGAGTCACGTCTCGAAATAGCAAAGAAACTTGGAATCAACTTTAGGATAACACCAAAATTATCACTTGAAGATGGAATCAATGCTGCTCGATTAAGGTTCAGCACATTGTGGATAGATGAAGATAAATGTGGACAGTTTGTAAATGCAATATCGTTGTATAGAAAAGAATGGAACAACAAAATGGGTGAATTTAAATCACATCCACTTCATGATTGGACAAGCCATGCCGCTGACATGTTCAGATATTGGGCAGTCACTCCAATGAAAGGTTCGACGAGGAGACCAAAAAAAGCACGAATTAACCGAGGTAAGGGAATATACGGCGTATGATACTTACAAGAATCAATTTACCCGAAGACGATTACGATGATGATGACGAGGAAGATGACCGTGCCTTTGAATACGAAATGAAAAGAAAGTTGTACAGAACACGAGGCACTGGACTATTTGGAACTATGTAGTACAATAAAATTAAGCATATGTCTAATAACGAACAAAACGAAGTCGCACGCCTTCTCAACCAGGGAAGAGAGATCAATGAGGAAAAGGATAAAATCATCCGAACCGTCATTGATGACAAGATGCGCCGTGATCAAGAAACATCATTCTTCCGAGGTGAGAATCTTCTTACATATACTGATGTTTCCCTTTCCCAATTCATTGGGCACCGAGCAAAGCCAGACTGGAAAAAGGACTATCAATACAACGTATTTGACCCAATTACCCGTGATAAAGTAATGGCGATAATCTCCAAAACAGGTGGATTTTATGAAGCACAGTTCTTTAACACAAACAAGCGTCTTGCTAAAATATCTGAAACCATTACAACAGTTCTAAGCGGATTTTATACTGATTCAACACGAAGACTCAAGGAAAAAGAGAAGAACAAACTCTCAATGCTTGCGGCGCTTATTACACCAAAGGCAATTTGGTATGAGGGATGGAGGTATCAGAAGCGCACCATTCGTGAGATTGAAGAGCGTGACGAAACAGGAAAGATAATCAAAACAAGCAAGAAAGAAATCTCTCACTACAACGGACCATATGGAGAACTTATCCCTGTTCAAGACTTTATCACAGGTTCGCTCCGTGAACGTGACATGCAGGAACAGCCTCGTGTAACATGGATTCCGAAAACATCAATGGAGAAATTCCGCAGACTATATCCAACATCAAAATACCCAGAGGCAAGCAAGGTTCGACCATATAATGTTCTTGTCTCAAACGAACTTACTGAATTCATTGTACGCAATGATCTAAAGGAGGATGAAGTAGAAATCATAAAGTATTACGACAAATGGAACGATAAGTTTGTTCTTATTGCGAACGGCGTAATGCTCAACGCAATAGACAGCCCGATTCCATTTGCACATAAGGAATATCCATTTGTTTGGGGAGGATTCGAAGAGATAAATCCTTGGTTCATCTACGACATGCCACTTCCGATGAAGATACTTGACATGCAGGATGTGAACAACGAGGTTCTTAACCTCACGCTTGACCTTGTGTGGAGGGCGCTCAATGAGGTTGTGCTTGTAAAGAATGGTGACGAAATCAATGATGATGAACTGTACGGAGGTGGAATGATTCCAGTAGATGACCCGTCTAATTTCAATAAGATGGAATTCGGCTCTTCATTTGGCTTCCAAGCAGGCTCAAGCATTATGGACCGAGTACGAAGAAGTATTGAGTCATCTTCAGTCGACGCAGTAGCGTCTGGTCAATCAGGTTCACGTCCTAGCGTCACGGCTCGTGAAGTATTGGCTGCACGGGAAGCTGCATTTGAAATAGCATCACTCTTTCTTCAAAATATGGAGAATATGGAACGTAACAAGGCGGAACTTCGTGTTAAAAACCAACTCGACCGATACCACCGACCTATTGAATGGGAACGACGCATTGGAGAAAATCTTGCAGAACAAGCAATCCCAATTTTCCGAGAATTGTCAGTGCGTGACACAAGGCTTGACGGTGGTAAGCGAGGAACGCTCCACGTGAACATCACAGAATCTCCACGAACAGCAGAGGAACTGAACAAGGAGAATATTGTCAACAAAAAAGAGATGAGTCAAACAATTGATGTTTCTCCCGATGTTATCCGAGAAATCACATTTGACGTGGAAATTGTAGCAAACTCATCACAGAAGAAGAGCAAGAGCCAACAAGTCGCAGAAGCTCGTGGACTCCTTTCAGATGCAGCCGCACTTCCACAGACGCTCAACGTTGACTACGCAGCGAAGAAGTACGTTAAGGCGCTTGGATTCAACGAAGACGATGCAATGGCAAAGAAACAAGAACAGCCACAGCCTCAAGGAGCACCAAATCAGTCCGTTAAGTCTCCAATCGAAGGAGGAAATGAGGATATAGCATCAATACTAGGAGGTCTATGATAAACATACTTGTAAACATAGCATTCAGATTGCTTGGGATTACCTCGGAAGATTTAAATATCTACAGGATAAAATATCTCTTCGGAGCATCTACATCTGGTCACGAGGCGAGAAAGAAACGCTGGAACAACGCCCTTGTGAGGCTTTATAAAGATAAAGACATGCTTGACTATCTGTTCTATATGTCCGAGTCCGATAAAGAGAACGTGTTTAGGGGCAAAATACGCCCCGACCTTGCTAAGGGAGCACGTCTAAGAACACTGCACCTCGTATACGCAGCGCATCAAGCCTACGATACAAAACGCAGGTCAAAGCGCAAGACACACGGTGAACGTAACGTTGTTCAAGAAACTATGAAGCAAGTAACCGAAGTATATAAGAAAATTGTAGACATAAAATAAAAGTCGTACTATAATAAAGGTGTACGACACATACACGCCTACGGGCATTATTAGGATAACTAAGGAATCCGAGAGGATTTCTTTTTCGTTTATGAAAAGAGGAACACTAAAAGTTATGGTTGGACGTGACGGAACTGCTCGGGTTCAAGAGGAAACCGACGAGTCCGTAAAAATCTACTCAGCAGATGAGTGGAAAAATGAAATGTCAAACCGTCGTGAAGAAGCCGAAAAGGCAAAGCACGAAAAGCCAGTAAAACAGAAAAAGGCAAAAGTAGCCAAGACAGAAGATGTGTCAGAAGCCAAGGTTGAGAAAAAAACCGAGGCAAAGCCAAGTAAGTAATTACTTGATATTATCCATAGTTTCGGAGTGTTTCGGCAAGCACTTCGCATGAACAAAAACTAATGTCGTTAACATATTATGGAAGAGATCAAAAAGGACGTATCAGGAGAGTCGTCCGCTCCCGCACCTGAAGCACGGGAAGTCGAAACCCCAGCAGAAGGAGGCGATGATAAAGATAACAATTTTAAAGCACTACGCGCCCAAATCGCAGAAAAGGACGCAGAAATAGCTCGCCTTCAATCGCTTAGCGATTCCAAGGAACGCTCGCTTTCTGAAGACCACGAAGAGCTTGAGAAGGCTCCCGAGGTAAAGAAGGAATCAGACTCATTGACTGTTCTGTTCAGTCGAGACAAGAAAGAAGCCACACTTCAGTGGAATTCAGAACATAATGTCTCAAATGAAGAATGGTCAGAGATCCAAAAGCGAGTATCACTCAAGGGTGATGAGACAGTAAGTGAAATCAAACGAAAGATTGATGACGCATACTACTCTATCCCATCAGTTCGTGAGCAGCGTGAGAAGGAATTATTCGAAAAAGGTAAAAAGGAAGCTATGCGACAACTAAGCGATGAAGAAATGGACACAGGATTCGGTGGAGGAGATGTAGACCTCGGTGATGGACGCCAGGTTCGCCACAATGGCGCAACCAAGGCGTTTGCAAAGTCATTCGGCTTGTCCGAGGAAGACCTCAAGAACATCGATACCGAAGGCAACCCAAATCAATGGAAAGAGGGAAAGGAAGCAAAGCGTTCATTCTTTGGGTAACAGTGCTCTTTAGAAAAGCATGAGTTTAGCAGATATTTCAATAGTAGCAGGACGTGGCGAGGTATTGCCATTCAAGGTAGACGACCGCACTACCTCAAGCGCAACCGCAACTATCAAGGCAGGAGAGCCTGTAAAGCAGAGTAACTCCAACTATGCGCTCCTTCTTGCCACAGGAGACCCAGAGCAGGGCACCGACGCATTCATCGGTATTGCTCACAATGAATCAACTGAAACTTCAACAGCAGAAGGATGGCTTGATGTAGATATTGTTGTTCCGTACATTACACGCCTTCGTGGTCGTGCAACTACGTCAGCAAATATTAACACCGCCGCAAAACTTCTCGGAGTATTGCAGGATTCAGTAACCTTCGACCTCACATCGGGTGCATTCACCATTGACGAGGATGAGGGAGATGACCCAAACGTGCACAGTCTCGTTATCGTCGATGGGGACATCGCAAAGGGAACGCTTGACGTATATGTTAAGCCTCTCGCAACATTATTCGGTAATGCAATTGCATAAATATGGCAGGATTGAATTCAGGTCTTAACCCTAATGTAGTTAAGACAGCACTTGACAAGGTATTTTACCAGCGATACGCAGCAGCTCCCGGTCCACAGTTCACCACCGCAGGCGATGAGATGGTATTCCAACAGGATTCTACCGATCGTGCAGCAGTTATCATGGAGAACTTCAAGGGCGTAGGTCTTTGGGAATCAACCTCAGAGCAGGGTGAGTACAAGGGGGATACACCTCTCGTAACCGACCAAATCACCTTTACTGTTGGTAGGTACACCAAGAAGTTCCCAATCTCAGAAGAGATGATGGAAGACGACCAGCACTCGCTTGTCCGAAACGCTATTTCTCAGATGGGTACGAAGGCTCGTATTACTCAGAACACAACCTCAATGGCACTGTACCGAAATGCAGACAGCACGACCCTCACTTCAGATGGTCAGGCACTTCTCTCTGCATCTCACACAAACATCGCAGGTGACACCATTGACAACACCATTTCAGGTGCGCTCACTGTTGACACTGTTGAGGAAGGTATCACACTTCTCGTTGAGCAGAAGGACCAGGCAGGTGATATTGTAGGTCACGAGGCAAAGACGCTTCTTGTACCACCGGCACTCTTCAAGGAGGCAACCGAGATTCTCGAGTCATCTCTTGAGGCAAACACCACCGACAACCAGCTTAACGTATACTCAGCGAAGTACGGCATCGTTATTCGCCAGTCACAGTACCTTGGTGCTAGCGCAGGCGGAGCAGATGACAAGTTCTTCATGCTCGGTGAATACCACAGCATCATGCGTTTCGTACGTGTTCCAGTTCAGACACGTCTTCTTTCAGGAGACCTCCAGGAGAACGGCGACACCGTATATCGTGGTCGTTACCGAGAGGTATACGGAGCAATCTCGTATGAGGGCGCTGCAGGATACGAAGGTGCGTAGGATTACTAACTAACCAACGACTACTATGAAAATTGAAAAGGTACTTGCCTTTGGAGTGGTGGTGGCGTTGGTAATCGCTACCATTGGTATCATTACTCCGACCGCTAAGATGACTCTTAGTGGCTCTACATCGGATTCTTTCAATGCAGATGGAGGTTTCCTTGTAGGAAATACTGTTGTAATTGACGGAAGCGGAAACGTAGACGCGCCAATTACATCAACATCATTGTCAGTATCAGGTGAATCATCTGTACAAGGATTCACACAGGGTGGAGGCGTACTCTCGTTCACTGCAACCTCAACGCAGGCTGCACGAACATTGACAGAGGCTGAAATGATTGCAAGCAACGTCATTGACATTGTAAGCACCTCATCACCAGCCTTGACGCTTACACTTCCAGCAACCTCGACCATGACCACACTTCTTCCAAATGCGGGAGATATGCGTGAATGGTTCATTGATAACCAACACCTTGCAGCAACCACAACCACGATTGCTGCAGGTACGGGTATTGACCTCATTGCAGTAACTGCGAATGATGATGTTATTGACGGACAAGAAGTATCACGGCTTACCTGTATCCGAAAAGCAGACACTGATGTATATTGTATTGTGTCAGAACTTCTTAAAGCAGACTAATATTGCTTGACTCAGCCCTCCGGGGTTGAGATCAGGTCGGATTAGTAAGATTAAATTATTTAAATTATGTCAAACAAAAACACGCCTTTGTTTCTAGGAATCTATGCTATAGCAATTATTGCTTTTGTATTTACAGTAAAAGGCGGTAATCAAACAAACCTTTCAGGAGTTCAGAACGATAGGTGTACTGTTTCGTCTACAGAGGTAGCTGTGGTGAATCCATCAAGTACATCCATTTTGTCGGCAAATGGAACACGAGCATGGGCGATTATCCAGCAACCAGTTAATGCGACAAACACTATCGCTCTTTCATTTGATGAGGGTGCTGATGCAGTACTTGGACAGGGTTATCAGCTTGCAGATATTTCAACAAGCACAGGAGAAGCGCAGGCGTCACCAATGTTTGGACGTGGTACAGAGTTCCCATACACAGGAGAAGTTACTGCGATTGCAAGCGTAGGCACAACCACGGTTCTTATCACTGAATGTAGTTACTAATATGACAACTCGCACAAGCCAAAAAAAGAATATGGCAAAGAAGGATTACAAGGGTATTTCTCAAACACCTGATATGAACGATAATAACCTATTGTTTTTCCTTGTGCGTGATATGTTCGAGCGCCACATGCCATCAGTGATGAGTGAAGTATTAAATACGTTCTTAAACGATGAAGATACCCTCAGCACAATAGCAGGTGCTGTTTTTGGGGTAATGCCAATGCCAGAAAATGGTAAAGACGGTGATAAGGGCGAAAAAGGCGACCGGGGCAAGGATGGTGCAAATGGTAAAGATGGTAAGGACGGTCGTGACGGTATTGATGGCAAAACCCCAATAAAGGGTGTTGATTATTTCACTGAGGCAGAGATACGCAACATCATTCAGAACTCTATCAAAGACCCTGAATATGATGCGACAGATATTGTGAAGAAAATAAACGAACTTCCTATTACACCAAACAAGCAAATTGATGTAAAGCATATTAAAGGACTTGATAGTGTGCGTGCGGGTGCAAAACTCGGAGGTATTCAGCGTGGTGGTCTTAAACTTATTTGGAACACGCAACTTGATGGCGACGTGAATGGTACAAACAAGATATTTACCGTACCATCAGGACAACCAGACCCAAAAGATAACAAGTTCCTTGTATCAGTGCGTGGAGTTTTGAAGACATCAGATGCTGGTGACTTTACCACATCATCGAATAACAGAACTATTACATTCGATAGCGCACCTCCAAACGGCAGTGATGCGCCACGCATTATTCTTTATCACGGAAAATAATTATGAGCGTACAACTTTCAGAACTACTTTCAGAGGTAAACGAAGTAATCCGTAATTCCACTACGGGCATGCTTGACAATACCAAGCGCACACGGGCATTTAACCGTGTGTTTGGTGATATGCGCACTCGAGCAGACTTTGATTTTACCAAAAGGACCAAAGAGTTCTATTTTATTGACGGAGTAAACGAATATTCATTACAGAATTATGTCGGATGTACTTGTCTTGACAAAGACGGGGCGACATCTATTCTCGACTTTAAAAATCCATACGATTTGCGCCTTGTTGGGGAGGTTTCTACCGTATTGCGCTACTGGGAGCCGAAAGATGTGCGTCAAGATGTGCGTAGGGGATTGACAGCAGACAGATATTCTGTTGATAACGGTATTCTTATCGTAAATTATCCTCGAAACACCTCCGCACAACTGCATAATTTTGACTCACTCACCGCAAACGGCACCGTATCAGCATCAGGTGATGCAACTAATCTTACAATCGACTCTCAAACATTTTCAGAAGGCAGTGCATCTGTAAATTTTGACGTTTCTGCGGGTATGTCACTGGTCATAACTCTTGACGGCTTTACTGCGAAAGACCTAACAACCCTACAGAACAAAAGCCATCTTATTTTAGACGCATGGCTTCCGACAATTACAAACTTCACGTCAATAAAACTTGAATGGGGCGACGATGCTTCAAATAATTGGTCAAAGACCGAAACAGCACCAGCCGGGAGCACTTCACTTCAAACTGGGAAGAACAAGTTTGCATTTAGGTGGGCAGATGCAGATGAAAATGGCTCTCCAGACGTTTCATCAGTGAGTTGGGCACGTGTGACCATTACATACTCTGAGGCAACAACCGATACCGACTTCCGCCTCGACGATCTTCGCATTGGGCGAGAAACAGAGATGGAACTCGAATACTACTCACGTGCAATGGTAAAAACGTCAGCAGGGGAATATCAACTTGAGTTCAATCCGACCGATGTGACGCAAACAGACACGCTTGTGGGCGAAGATATTGCACGAAACTGCGTCATTGCAGGAGGACAATACAAATTATTCTCTATTGTTGGTGGTGAGAGCGAGCGTGACCGAACAGATAGTTTTACAGAGTACAATATTCAGCTGAACAACCTTATTAAAGAAGCAGGACACAGACTTCGCCGACCAAGCAAGGTTCTTAACTTTCAAAGACGATAATGGCTATTCAAACGGAAAAATTCAATATCATAATTGACCAGTTTGACGGAATGCAAACATCTCGTGATTCCGATGATATTGGTGATTCCAAATCGCCTATTCTTTTGAATGGGCGAATTACTGGTTCTCATTTTCGTGGTGCAAAAGGATACTCACTTAGTGGCTCACGAAACAATAACGCAGGAGAAATATCATCACAATTTACCTACAACAGAAATGATGGAAAGCAAGTAATGGTACGTGTTAAAGATAATGCGTCTACGGGAACACTGCAATGGTACGATGCGGTAAATGATGCGTTCTATACATTGCTCGCAAGCCTTACCACAGGGAAAGTAATGGGATTTGCTGAGTTCAACACCTCAACTGCAAACAACCTTATATTTTGCAATGGTGTAGAGAATCTAAGCACATGGACTGGTGCGACAACACGCCTTACATCAGCTGTGACCGCAACTGACACAACGATCAACGTATCAGACACATCAGATTTTCCCGCTACGGGAACCATTATCTACAACGGTACTGAGATAGCATACTCAGCAAAGACGGCGACTACGTTTACTGTCGCATCAGCACACGCATCCGCAGGGGCAAATGACGGGGTTGCAGAGGCGGTTGACGATACTACCCATTCTGCAATTACTAAGGGTAATATCCTCCTATCAGCAAAAGACCGATTGTGGATAGCGGGACAGCCCACCGCTCCTGGTGCGTTAGACTACTCAGATGAGGGTGATTTCAGCACGTTCACTGGCGGAGCAAACCGTTCAGACTCTGGTACAGAGGACTTCTTCAATATCGGAGGTTCAATCACAGGTCTTGCCGAAAAGGGCGAAGAGATCATTGTACTTGGTGAAGATGGTGGTGATGGGTTTAGTTTTACTTACCCAACCGACACAACGAAAGCACCGATATTTCGTGAGATATTCCGTGCTCCGGGGCAGGGGTGTCTTTCACCACGATCGGTGTTTAAATTGAATAATGAAGTGTTCTTTGCCAACAGAAACGGCATCGCCGCATTATCAGACCTTGAGGGAACGGAAAAGGTGTTCAAAAAAAGTGTTACCCGAGATATTCTCCCGACACTCTTGGATTATGATTTTAGCGAATCCGCAAGTATTTTTCATGAGAAAGAAAGCATTTTGCTCGTTTCCGCAAAATCAGATAAAACATATCCTGGAAATGACGTGGTAATTGGCGTTGAGTTCTATACACGAAAGGATGGGGTAGATACCATAGGAATAACCATGTTCGATTGGTCAGTAAACGCATGGGCGATACTCAACAACAGCGACAACGTGCCTGAACTGTTCTTTGGCTCGTCATTGGAACAAAACTCGTTCAAAGCCTTTGATACATACCAAAATGACGGTTCTCCGAGAAATATAAAGTATTCATCAAAGAGGTTCAATTTTAAATCACCATTCCAAGCGAAGTCTTGTGGAATCGCAGCAATTAGAGGATACATAAAGGATGGAACAGATATTGATGTGCAGGTATTGTATGACGCGGGGTTCAAATCAACGATGAGTAAAACCATCGAGTCAACGGGAACATACGTATCACAGAACACGTTGAACACAATAGGAGCATTTGAACTCGGAGTAAATCCTATTGGAGCAAATCTTGAAGAAGTTGGGGAATTAAAAGAATTTCTTGTATACTTAGATATAGGAAAGGAGGCAGATTTTAAGGACATACAGTTTATTTGCTCATCAGAAACAGACGGAGGAACATTTATTATCACACACATCGGCATGGCTGTAGAAATGACAGGCGTAGCCAAAAACGACACTAATACCATTTAACATGAAAAAATTTCTAATCACATTCACACTTGGAATGCTCGCACTTGCTTCAGGGCTTGTTGTCCTTGACAGGTATTCTGTTGCGGAAAACAACCTTGGAGCATTCCGACCATCAGGGTACAAGGGCAAACTGCTCACACGCCTCGACCAGGGTGGAACTGAAACTACATTCAATACAACACCGTGTACTACACCAGACGGACAAGAAATATCTACGTCTGCGACGGGGGATTTTATCGTGATTACGGTAAACCCTGGTGCGGATAATGAAGAAAAGATTTCTGCGTCGGCATCATCATGTTCAGGAACTACGCTTTCATGGACTATTGTTAACCGAGGGCTTTCATTTATCGCAAATACAGCAGTAACGGCAAACAAAAAACAACACTCAATCGGTGAAACGGTCATTATCTCGAACGATGACCATTTCCTCGACCAGCAGTATGCGGATGTTGATACAGACGAGAGCATTAACGCAAACTGGTCAATCATAACCCCAACATCAGACGGACATATCGCAAACAAAGCATACGTTGACGCAGTCGCAGCAGGAGCAGGCGTGTCGCTTGATAGCATCTCCCTTGCCGCAACCGCAGGAGAAACATTTGCGACTGGCACCATTGTATACTTCGACGCAACGGCTGGAGAATGGCTTAAGGCAAGCGCAGCGACAACCGCATCGTCATCAAACGTACAGCTCGGCATTGCGCAAGGTGCAGGAACAGACGGCGCAACCATCAACGGTGGTGTACTTACTCGTGGCTACGACGAAACACAAAGCGGAATGACAGTAGGTCAGACGCTCTATCTTTCTGATACCACTGGTGCTACATCAACAAGCGCAGGAACTATCTCTATTATTCTTGGACAATCGCGCAGTGCGAGCGTGTTCTACTTTGACCCCATTTATGGGAATATTGCATTGAAAAGCACGGATAATACGTTTACTGGGAACAATACGTTTAGTGGCACA